GCTACAAGCCTGCTCTCTCAAGCTAAGCCTTAATGCCCTCCCAGCCGACCAAGAAAGCCAAGCCCGCGCCCTACAGCAGCAGCTATGGCAACTATTTGAGGAAATGGACGCCTGCGATACCGTGCTCGACCATTGGATCAAGTACAAACGCATATTGCTACCCACTGCCCCTTCACAAGAAGAAGCCTTAGATAAGTTGAGTCCTACACAACTCGTACAACGCCTGCACACCCTGCGTAGTAATATCGTATCGAGGGAAAAAAGCCTAAGAAAGTGGGTACTACAAGCCGAGAGCCTCACCACCCCCGAAGAGGGCGACAAAAGAGAAAACTACACGCTAATAGAAAAAATATTCAGAAAAACCGAAGAATTAAAGCAACTGAAGCTGTTAGTGAAAACAATTGAAAAAAAGATAAATGTAAAATAACATTTTAGGAGGATAAAAAAGTCCTCCGTTATTAAATAAAAAATTCCTACATCTTTTAAAATAATAGCCATCAGGCACGGAGGACTTATGTTTTTCCGCCTGCTGGCTATTTTATTATTTAGATGTAGGAGGTGCAAAGATACAAAATAATTTTAAATAACAAGTAAAATAATGAAATCTATATCAAAAATTTGGCAAAGAACACCCATAAGTTATTATGGAGGAAAACAAACTATGCTTCCTCATATTCTACCACTAATACCCCAACACAATATATATACAGAGCCTTTCTTTGGTGGTGGAGCTGTATTTTGGGCTAAAGAACAAACAAAAACAGAAATTATAAATGATTTCAATGCTAATGTTTTCAACTTCTATAAAGTATTGAAAACTGATTTTGAAGAATTAAGAATGTTAATAGAAAAAACTATTATCAGCCGTGATGCTTATAAATCAGCATTAGTAATTTATAACACACCCCATTTATTTTCAGAAAAACAAAGAGCGTGGGCATTCTGGTTTGCTACAAATTTTGGTTTTTCTAATCAAGTAATGAATTGCAGAATTACTTCTAATTCAAAAAATGTAAAACTTTTGAATAATAAAATAGAAAGTTTTACTGATGTATATTCCCAACGATTGAAAAATGTACAATTAGAGAACAATGATGCTTGTGAAGTAATTCAAAAACGAGATTCATTAGATACATTTCACTATTGTGATCCTCCTTATGTTGGGGCTAACCAAGGTCATTATGGTGGTTATACACAAGAGCATTTTAATGAATTGCTAAAAACTTTGTCTCAGATTAGAGGAAAATTTATTTTGAGTTCTTATCAGAATGAGGAGCTGACAAAGTATGTTAATCAATTTGGTTGGAAACAACACAAAGTATTACTACACTTAGGAAGTAGTCACACAAAAAACAAAAAAAGACAAGAAATATTAACTTTAAATTTTTAAATATGCAAGAAATATTAGCACCTTTAGAATGGTATACCGTTCAAAGAAAAGTTTCGGAACTTGTCCCTTACGAATACAACCCCCGAAAAATATCCGATTTAGACAAAGAACGTCTCAAAAAATCATTAGAAAAGTTCAATTTGGTAGAAATTCCTGTGATTGATATTGACAACACTCTCATAGGAGGACACCAAAGAGTAATAATTCTCTTTGAGTTAGGAAGGGGAGAAGAAATCATAGATGTTCGTATCCCTAATAGAAAACTTACAGAGGATGAATTTAAGGAATACAATCTTAGGTCAAATATCCTAAATGGTGAATTTGACTATGAGAAAATATCTGAGTTTTTCTCTGATATCAACCTTACAGAAATAGGTTTTGATATTAATTCGTTTAATGATTTTATTCAATCAGAAAACGCTGTGAAAATAGAAATAGAAGAAGAAGTAGATATTACTCCTCCTAAAAACATTCAATCTAAGGAAGGTGATATTTTTGAATTAATTTCAACACAGAAAGGAATTACACATAAAGTTATCTGCGGTGATTCTACCAAAGAAAAAACTTACAAAAAACTACTTGGGAATGAGATTTTTCAATTAATAGTTACGGACCCTCCTTATAATGTAAATTATGAAGGTGGAACCAAGGATAAACTGAAAATTAAAAATGACAAAATGAGTGATAGTGCTTTTTTGGAGTTTCTTTATAATTTTTATCAAAATACATTTAACCACTCAATGATTGGTTGCCCTACTTACATCTTTTACTCAGATTCTGAGGCTGTAAACTTTAGAACCGCAATGCAAAAAGCTGGATATAAGATTTCAAGTGTATTGATTTGGGTAAAAAATCAATTTGTTTTAGGGAGATTAGACTACCACATGAAGCACGAACCTATATTGGTAGGAGAAATTGAAGATGTAGAGAATGTAGAGAATGTAAAAAAACATCAACCAATTCTCTATGGTTGGCAATCAGAAGGTAAACACCCTTGGTATACAGATAGAAAACAGTCCTCTGTTCTTGAGTTTGATAAACCTAAAAAAAATGCAGATCATCCTACTATGAAACCTATAGAACTTATAGGTTATCTTATCAAGAATAGTTCACAACAAAAAGATATTGTAGGAGATCTATTCCTTGGTTCAGGCTCCACTCTTATAGCTTGTGAAATGAATTGGAGAATGTGTAGAGGGGTAGAGTTCGATCCTCAATATATGGATGTAATTATACGCCGTTGGATAGCCTATATGAAAACAAATCATTTAGGTTTTAAAATTATTTGTAACGGAGAAGAACTTCCACAGGAAAAAATAAACCTCTTTTTAGCAAAAGAAAGTGAATAAGTTTTTTCAAAAGTTAAAGTTTTCTAATATACTGAAAATAAATTGATTATAATTTGCAAGGTTCATAAATATGTTGTTACTTTGCATCGTAGTTAAATGATAATCAATATATTACAATTATGACAGTAGAACAAATTTTAAATCAGAATTCAACTAAAAAAGAAAAAGCTTTTGCATTTTATTCATTAGGTTACACTCGCCAACAAGTAGCAGATTTACTATGCAATGGAAATTATGGTTATGCCCATAATATGTGGAAAAAATGGAATGAAATTCAATCTACTATGCCATTGGACAATGTTTTTGAATTTTTATTCAACAGACGTTTTGGAGTAGAGATAGAATTCTTTGGTGCAGCACAAAGTACTTTAGAAAGAAACTTGAGAGCAGAAGGAATAAGATATGAGTTTGAACGTTATAATCACGAAACTCGTAATCATTGGAAGTTCACTACTGATTCAAGCATTCGTGGAGATTATCCATTTGAAATGGTGAGTCCTATACTACAAGGATGTGAAGGGCTTCAAAGTTTAAAGAAAGCTACTACAGCTCTCCGTTTAAGTAAAACAAATGTAAATACAAGTTGTGGTGTTCACATTCATTTAGAAGTTAATGATTATTCCTTAGAGAATATGAAAACATTAGTTAAAAACTTTTATATATTGGAAAAGCAATTTGATAAGATGATGCCTGAGAGCCGTAGAAATAACCAATATTGTAAAGGTTTATCTATCTTAGGAAGTAAAGACACTTTCTTTTCTAACCTTAATAATTGCAGAAGTGTTCGTGAGATAGTAAGTTTATTCAATACTCGTTATTTAAAATTGAATTTACAAAGTTATCTCAAATATGGTACGGTTGAATTTAGACAACATTCAGGATCTACAAAATTCAGTAAAATCAAAAATTGGATATTGATTTGTGCGCGTTTGGTAGAGTTCTCAAAACAAAACATTGTATTATCAAATTTAGAAACAATCTTAAATGAAGAACTTACAGAATATTTTGAAGAGCGGGTATTGGATTTTGCTTAGTAATTATTATCTTTGCCCCCGTATGAAAAAGGTGATGATAATAGATACAGGAGAAACTTTCACGGCAGATGATTGCCGTGAAATAGTTTCTTCTTTGAAAAGAATGAATGCTTTTACCTATAATTTGGATAATAACACTTACATGCTTCAATATGCCAAACGAGCTGTATTATGGGATAATTTAGATATTAGAGCTACAGATGAAGATGCATTTGTAGAAGATCTAATGAAGAACAATATTATTGAGGTTTTCCCTTTGAAAAACTAAATTGATTATTTTTAACTACTTAAAAAGTCTTTCTTTGAATAAGAGAAAGACTTTTTTTTATTGTAATCTTGCAAGGGTAAAATATTGTTTATACTTTTGTATTTCTAAATAAAACTAACACGAATGGAAACAAAAGAACTAAACTCTTATTTTGGTAATACACTAAAATCACAATTACCAAAAGACTTTGTTCAACTTATAAACAAAGTAGAACAACTAACCCCTGAAGAAAGAGAAATCTTGCAAACCGCTATGATTCGTTCCAGCGAGAAACATTTAGGAAAAATTTCCAAGTACATTTCTTTCTTCTTTTGGTTTACAATCATCGGGGTTGTATGTGCATTTATTCTATTTTTACAAAACACTAAATAGGTTAGTATGAAAAAGATTTTAATTATTATCTCCTTCCTTAATGCTTTCTCTGTTTCAGCTCAGAGTGAAGACCTTTCTAAACCTTACACATTTACTGAAGTAGTTAATGTAACACCTAATCTTACAGCTAAAATGCTGTATACTAATGCTAAAATTTGGTTTACAACAGTCTATAAAGATCCTCGTGAAGTACTCTTGTTAGATGACAACGAGAATTTTATTCTTATGGGTAGAGGTGCTATAAAATATGATAGCCAAATTTTTATTGGTTTTAAAGCAAGAGAAGGATGGATAACCTATGATGTTAAAATAATGTGTAAAGATGGTAAATACAAATATGAATTTACCAATTTTTATCATAAGGGAGTATCTCATTCATTAGGACTTGTTACTAATGAACTTTATTTACCTACTTTTACCGGTGCTTTTGGAGGCTCAGAAAAATATAAAGTAAAAGTAACAACAGAACTAAGAGCTATGATATATTTAAAGATTACATCTCTAATTAATAATTTAAAAATAGCAATGGATAAGCCTCTCCCTACACAAGAAAATTGGTAAACTTTGAAAAATAAAATAAATAACCTGCAAAAATTTTGTAGGTTATTTTTTTGTTCTTACTTTTGCAACGCGTAATCAAGAGCAACACTTGTACAATGTTGCAAGAAAATAATTATTATAAAATATTCCGTGAAGGTGTGTATAGTAGTAATGCTATACAACAAAAGCATTCGTGCTCTTGATTACGCAACACCCACTCACGGATTTTTTATTTCTTCAACACAATGAACGACTACAAAGAAATTCTCAAAACATTACTCTTGCGGTATTATTCTCCACAATTTGCGGGGAGTGAAGCAAAAGCGTATCACACCACCTCGCAGGTGCTCGCTATGGCGCAGGGCGTAATCCCTAACGAACCCATAGACCAGATACTTGAATAGGAAATATACGAGGAAGACGCCAAAAAAGCATCCTATCGCCCCAAGTTGTGAGTCATTCGAAAGTCTACCGCCCCCTACATCACGTACGAAGAAATAATAGAGGATACTACCTAAAAGTGAGGTCTGTGCTATTAAGATAGGTTGAAAGCGTATTTCTTCATTTGCTTCAACGACCGACTCCTTGCTACGGCTACCACGGAAGAAGCTTTTTACTTGCCGTTCTATGAAATTCCTCGATAGAGAGAAGGCCACCATTGCCATGATAAAGCACCCCAAGAGCATTGCTGCAATAACATTGTCGTTGCTTACTGCGTATGGAGCAAGGATACCCGACACACCATCAGCATGAACGTCTCCACGTCCCAACTTAAAGTACTTGTTACCTTTGAAGTATCCTTCTTCTGCAAACTTGAAATCCGTTAGCTGAAACCTCTTCTGTTTTTTAGGGCGCAACAAGATAGACGAGTCAGTTTTCTGACCCGCCTTACCCTCAGAATCGACATTCGCCTTCTTCCCTGCTGCCAATGTTGACTTTAGCAATAGAGAAGGGCGAACAATGGAATCAGTTGTCGGCATTATCTATTAGAGTCCGAATGTCTTTTTAATATCCTCTACTCGATCGAGCTTTTCCCATGTGAAAAGTTCTACATCAACTGTCTTTTTCTCATGATAACGACTTTCAAAGGTCTTCTTAACAACCTCATTCTGGCGTCCCATGTGACCATAAGCAGCAGTCTCCAAATACATTGGCTGACGAAGCTTCAGTGTCTTCTCAATAGCCTTTGGACGAAGATCAAACAGTTTCTTCACCATCTCTGCTATCTCACCATCAGTAGCCTTCACATGTGAACGACCATAGGTATTCACATAAACACTAACAGGCTCGGCAACACCAATAGCATAAGCCAACTGTACGAGAATCTCATCGCTCACACCAGCTGCCACCATATTCTTTGCAATATAGCGTGCAGCATAGGCTGCAGAACGGTCTACCTTACTTGAGTCCTTACCAGAGAAGGCACCACCACCATGACCGCCTTTACCACCGTAAGTATCAACAATAATCTTACGACCAGTCAAACCAGTATCACCATGAGGACCACCAATCACAAACTTACCCGTTGGATTGACAAGATACTTGATATTGTCGTTGAACAAGGCAAGTACTTTCTCCGATGTTATCTGTGCCTTTACACGTGGCATAAGGATTTCAAGTACATCCTTGTGAATCTGCTCTACCATCTCTTTATCAGCCTTCAGCTGTGCCTCACGTGAGTCGTCAGCAGGCTTGATAAAGTCGTCGTGCTGTGTTGAAACAACGATAGTGTCAATTCGCTGTGGGATATTGTCATCGCTATACTCCACTGTCACCTGACTCTTTGAGTCTGGACGGAGATAAGTCATCTGCTTACCTTCCTTGCGGATGTCAGCCAACGTGGTCATAAGGAGGTGTGCCAAGTCGAGTGTCACAGGCATATAATTGTCTGTCTCGTTACATGCATAACCAAACATCATACCCTGATCACCAGCTCCCTGATTCTCAGCATCACCATTGTCAACACCACGATTGATATCATCACTCTGCTCATGAATAGCAGAGAGAACACCGCAGCTATTGCCATCAAACTGATACTCAGCCTTTGTATAACCGATTTTGTTAATTGTCCTACGAGCAATTGTCTGGAGATCAACGTATTCCTTAGACCTTACCTCACCCATAATCACTACCTGACCTGTAGTATTAAAGGTTTCTATAGCGCAACGTGCATCCTCGTCATATGCCAAGAACTGGTCGAGCAATGCGTCGCTTATCTGATCGGCAACCTTATCTGGGTGTCCCTCAGATACTGATTCCGATGAAAACAAATATGCCATATATTTATCTACTTTTTATGTTTGAATTTACTACTAACTCTCTGTTTAAGAGTGCAAAGTTACTGCAACTTAGCGGGATAACAAAATAAATAGGTAAGATTTATACATTATTGGGTGATAGATGATGGGTGGTGGGTGGTGAATGTTGGGTGATGATGAACAGTAGTATTCGGTGTTAAAAGGTGAATGATGAAGAAAATTCAATCAAAGATTACCCTTTCAAAATCCACTTTATTTGAGAAGTCAATAATTAGATTGGAGCTATTTTAGCATTATTGTCGCATAATTTGCGACGATATAAGCCTTAAATCGTCGCA